AAGGTGGTCCTTGCCTGTCGCACGCCGAACTGAAAGCGCAAAACCGCCCGCTGACGATCAAACACGGAATCTGGGTTGATGCCTATCGCGGGAATGACAAAATTTCGCTTGGCGAACGGCCAAACGGCGATTTTGCTGGCGAAGGAATATCAACGCCGCACCCCGCCTTCAGCATCGCCAAAATGGCGCTTCCGTGCGGTTTAAACGGCATCAGCCAACCTGGAGACTGATATGACCCCGGAACAACGCAAAACGCTGCTCAACCTGATCATCGAATACGGCAACAGTCTGACCCGGATTCAGGGCGAAAAGGAGCTGATGAAAATGATCGAAGCGCGCGCCGTTTGTGAGTGCGATACCGACGCCAAGGCTTTCAAGCTCTATGCGACCGCTCATTGGCGCGACCGGATTCCGGCGACGCAAGCAGAAATTGAATCGCAGCTTGAAATCTTTGAAACCGTGCGCGGATTGCAGCAAACCGCATGACCGCGCGCTTTCGCCTGACCGCAACAACGCCACTGGAATCCTCGGAGCAAGCGGCGCTATTCCAGTGGGCGACGGTGATGAGCCGGCAAGAAGCCCGCTTGCAATGGCTGTTTGCGATCCCGAACGGAACAGCGGCCAGCAGTCCCGCCGAAGCGGTAAAAGCCAAGCGCACGGGCCGAAAAAAGGGTGTGCCAGATTTATTTCTCCCGGTGCCAAGCCGGGAGTATCATGGGCTATTCGTCGAATTGAAACGGCGCAATGGCCGGCTGTCGGATTTGAGCGACGAGCAGTCGCAATGGATTCAGACGCTCACCGAGCAAGGCTATAAAACGGCGGTGTGCTTCGGCTGGGAAGATGCCGCGCAGACGATTTCGATTTATTTGCGAATAGGTGAAGATCAAACATGATTCCCGACGAACTGATTTGCCCAATTTGCGACGAATGCGGCGCTTATCTTAATCCGTTTCTGAATCACGAGGGCCGGTGGGTCTGTGGATCGCATTGGTTCGAGTGTGGGATGGTGGTGGTGGATACTCTGCCGAAGCCGGAGATGGTGGAAGAGGTGGAAGCATGAGCGAGTCTCTGGCCCGGTTTATGATTGAAACCACGACGCCAAATTCGGTGCAGCGCACTTGTTGGGCCACGGGCGCAGTTATCAGGATGTGCGACTGTGGCATCGACACGCAGCCAGTCTCTCCATGCCTTCCGGTATACACGGATGGCCGCGACGAGTGGGCATACTGCCCGAAGTGTAAAAAGACATGGGACACGCAAACGCTCAAAGAGCGGCACAACAGATTTTAATAGGGGTACAGCATGGGCGTGACGGTGCTAGAGGGCATTCTTTTAGGATATTTGCCATCTGAGGGTGTTATGGAAATTCAGACTCACGATGCTGTTGAAGAGTTTTCTGCGGATGGGGAAGTAAAGTCAATCATAATGAAAAGACCATATGACTATGCGCACATGCTAAACCGACGGGTGTTAGCTGATGTCGAACGGGGCAAGGTCGTCGGGTTGCGTCTGGCAAAAGATAAGAAGATAAACTGCTGATGAAAATAAGTTCACTGGGCATTACCCGCGCCGCATCCTACTGGTATCCGACGATGCTGGCCGAAGCGGCGGGCGAGATTGGCGAAGCAAAAGCGGCGGAATTGCTGGGCATGAGTATCGTAGAGTATCGGAATCGCCGGTACGATGCGATTCAAGCCGTCCTGCAACTGATTGAAAACCTGCCATCGCCGCTGGTTTCGATTATCCAAGTGGTAGATCGTCAACCGGAGTTTTTCAATGATTAAGATTTATCCGGTCTCTATCGAGGCTGTTGATGAGATGGACGAATGTATATTTAAACTTGAAACGTTTGACGAAAGAAGTGCAACGCTAAAAGTCACTACTTTAATCACTAATGGCAATATTGATGAGTTTTGCAATTCACTCAAGCGGGCACTCATCATGTTGGATTTGGAGCATGATGGCGATGAAGATCAACAAAGTGGAGAAACATTAAAATGAGCGAATCAGCACCATCCTATATCTCTTGCGCTAGTGGCAATAACTCTTTTACTGACTGCATGGTAGTCGCTCGTGGTGACATGATTCGGCTCATTGGTCACAGCGAAATGGACTTTACGCGACTTGGCGCTCGCAATCTTGCGCTCAAAATTCTGGAGTTGGTCGGCGATGACACGTTGCCGAAGTTCCCGGATAATGACGTGAAACCACTAAGGCGGGCGCGCAAACTGGGCGGAGACTTCCAGCACACGGGCACCATCATCGGAGAAGTGCAAAAGACGACTGGAGAATGGCGCGTAGTGCTTGAGTTTGACTCGCCAACGCAAGGCATGTTGCATATCTACCGGCCCGATCAGGTGGAAATCATCCATACGCCGCCGACCCCATTGAACAGTGGTGATGAGATTGTTGATGCTGTGCGTGAGCGATTACTGGAACGCAGCATCGTCGGACAACAGAAATACGGCACCAAAATGACGCGGGATGACCTGAGTTTGAAGGATTGGATTAAGCACGCGCTGGAAGAATGTCTCGACCAGGCGGTTTATCTGGAACGGTTGGCGCGCGATGTTGAACTGACAGAGGATGATGGCAAATGAATGAGCAGTTAATTTCCGCCATGGCGCTGGCAGAACCGGCGATCAAAAGGTTTGAAGGATTGCGGTTAAAAGCCTACCATGATGCTGTCGGCATTCCAACGATTGGCTACGGCGCAACGCGAATTCATGGCACGCCTGTCAAAATGGGTACGCAGATTACCATCGATCAAGCGGACGATCTGTTGCGGGATGAAATTCAGCGGACTGCCGAGAAGGTCAAACGTATGGTGACCGCGCCCGTTACGACTTCGATGCTGGCTGCTCTAATCTCGTTCGCGTTTAACGTAGGGGTCTCCGCGCTCCGCAACTCGACGCTGCTTCGCAAACTGAATACCAGTGATTATACTGGGGCCGCCGACCAAATTATGCGATGGAACAAAGCGACAGATCAGAATACTGGGAAAAAAATAGCACTTCCTGGATTGACTAAGCGTAGAAGTTTGGAACGCGAGTTGTTTCTGAGCCAAGGAACTCCATGTCGAGACCCAGGCGCGGTGATACTCCCTTGAACTTGCGAGTGGATTATAATGGTGGCAATCCCGTGGGCTCAATGAGTTGGCCGACGCTGGCAAGTTCCAAACCATCACGCGTCGGATTAACGGCGGATTGAATGGTCTGGCAGATCGCGTGCAGAGATATGAGCATCTCAAAGCACTGGCTTATGAAGTCGCACGATCCTGAAGTATCACCAACAACCAGCGATTAAAGCCCATTCAATGGCCGCACCCTCCATAGTTCAAAGCACGCAATCCACTGCCGGGACTGGAACGACCGCCCGGCAATGTACCTTGAGTGTCACTTCTGGTAATCTGCTACTGTTTTTCGCAGCGGCACCAAATGCTAATTCTATACCGATTCCTTCCGTGTCTGATACCGCTTCAAATACTTGGACCAGTCAAGCCAGTCTTTCATTAGCTGGTTCATATCACCCTATTCGAGTTTGGTCAGCCGTCGCAAATAGCACAACCAGTTTGACTGTAACATTTTCTGATACAGGATTAGAAGCAAATGAATACTGGTGTGCGCTGGTCGAATTATCGGGATATGACGCCTCGCCAATCGACGGGGCGGCAACAGATTGGGTTTCCTGGAGCACATCACTGACAGTGACCTCGCTTCCCAATACCACTTACGCTGAAGATATTGTTTTTGGGTTTTTCTCTAATTTTTCTACTGCTGCATTTACGGTGGGGTCTGGTTTTACGAGTCTTCAAGCGCATAGTGCTGGCGGAGTGAGTCGGCAGTTGCTCGAATACCGAACTACATCGTCTACGGGTAGTTATGATCCATCAGTCTCAAGAACAGGTGATAGTGGGATTTATGGTGTAGCTTTGAGTATCAAAGGGTCTGCTGGGGCAGTTGCAACTTCCATCCCTATTCGTCAAAATCTGTTTTTTCATCTTCTTGTGAGGTAATATTATGGCTTCTGCAATTCTGATGGCTAAAATCGCCAATGATCCTGACTTTCAAAAGCGGGTCGAGTATTACATGACTCGCAAGGCGTTAGCGGTCGCGGCGCAGACTGAG